CCCAAATTGGAATCATTATTGTTTGCCAAATCCATAGTGGCATCGTAACCTCCCTTAACGTCCGTAGTCCATCCAGCATCTTGGTCCGCGAAAGCGGTAATCTGCTGTTGGGACATTGGACCGGATTCGGCTACGTCCATACCAGGTGGCGGCTGCAAAGCGCCGGTCGAAGAAGATTGCGAATCCAAACAAACGGACTCAAGCATCTTCTCAAGTTCATTGACCTTGCGCTGCAAAGCAGCAATGTGCTGATACTTTTTGGAGAGTTTACGTCGCAAATGTTTATTGAGCTGCGACAACTCCGCATTTTCATGCATAATAAAGCTCATATCAAAACTTGGGACTCTTTTCAAAGGCGCATCCCAATCAAAATCCTTCCCCTGAGGTACAGCAGGGGCCTGTTCAAAAATAGTATCAAAATTAGAAATCAATTTATGTACATCACCGATCCGGTTGATTAATCCATCACGGGAGTGCTAACTTTTTGCAGTGACTAACTGCCTCGCTAGATAACGAGAGGGCTCTGGTCCCTAAGCCTTCTGTGCTGCGCTGTCATAACATGCTAGGCAATTCAGCTCCTAACAAGCTACCGTTATACAGTAACATAGCCCCGATTTGGTTTTAATTGCATGAGGGAACGCAATGACACATTTTAACGGCAAGTGCCCAGCCGATGCCGCAGGATTACTCCTTTGGCAAAGCATCCTGGTATTTAAGGAAACCTAACATATCTGCCCACTGCTGTGGAACATCAGTGGCCCTCTTACCATAGACGCGCACGATCTCAAAGCCGTACTCAGAATACACCATGGCCACTACTGTGGCTTCCGGTTGCAGAATGCTCATAACTTGAGCATATTTCCGCGCCTGAGTTCGAACTTTATAACGTTGAGGTTTCCGGTCAACCAAAGACTTGGTTTCAATGACCAGATAAAATTCATTTTCCTCTGCGTACAAAAGATCGCCCTTGCCGTAATTTTCGGCAATCACAGGATACTCCTGTGCGGCAGGTTTGCCGAGGAGCTCAATCACGCGCTCCTGAAGCGTGTCCTCCTCAGTAGGGGTCATTGCCTTTTCAGGCTTACCCGACTGGGAGTCGAGGACTACATCATACTTTTCAGCATACCAGTCCTTGCGCTCATCGTAGGTGGGAATAGGGCCTAAATAACCCTTAATTCCAGCGGCCTCAGCGACCTCCTCCAATTGAGCGACTTTCTCGGAATAAACCTTTCGACCAAACTCAAAGTACTTAAGTGCAACATTGCTAATGGCTTCAGCGCTAGACTGTTCCATCGACAACACTTTCGACTTGAGGTGAGCGTGAAGCATCTTAGCGATACTCCCGTCCTCAATTACAGCTCGGTAAAGGTTAAACTCAGGATCCCACACAGCATAATGCTTAAGGAAAGAAGCGGTGCTCAAATGAATAAATGGAACACTCTCTGCCTCCTTCTCAGCCATGGTGTA